TCTTGAGTGTATCTCTCCATCGCAATCATTGCCGCCCGAGCCTGAGTCAAGTCAGGCTTCAAGGCACCGAGGCCTTCAAGGGCCTTCTTTTTACTGAGGACTCTGGGGAAATCCAAATTTGCACAGCGCTCCTGCCACTCGGTGGTGGCATCTAGGATGAGGCGCTGCCTGAGCTGATCCGGAGAAACACGGAAGAGAGGATCATTGAGCCACATCCAGGCAGCGAGTGGATGTCTTGGCTGAATGGAATGGGTAGTAAGATTCCACTTTGGCATCTGGTCCTGGGTATCAGCACCTGAACCTTCCTTTCTAGTCTTCTTTGATCTACCGACGTGAAATCTGCGATCCTGATGTGTTTCACATATCTGGATCAGAGACTCGGGTACTGTGTCACTCATATTACATATAGTATGCGCTATGACTTTAGACTTGCACTGCACTTTTTAAACTCTGCGCAAAAACCAAATTATGCACTTTTAAACTCTGCGCAACAATTATGAAAAATTCATACCAATCAATTGCTTATTGCGTTCCTCTAAATCTCTGGCGTTTGACTTACAGAATTCAATGAACTTCCACAGTGACTGGAATACTGAAGCCGGAAGAGCAGCGACATCAAAAAAGATTCCATTTGAATTCTCACTGAACTCTCCACCCTCGCGTCTAAGAATCCGATAGAGCTCCTCTAGTTCGGGCCTTGATAGTGTTGTGATTTCCTTGCAGAACTCCTTTCTAAGTTCATAATCGTCGGACATTCTACTCTTCCTGTTGCTCTTCCTCTTCCTCTTCCTCCGCACCCTCTTCTTCAGCTTCAGCATCGTCAGCTTCAGCTATCTCTTCATCCTCAACTTCAGCCTGAACATCTTCCTTATTTACCGTCTGGGGACCAGTTGTAACAGCAGGCATAATGCGTGTCGGAGCACCTGCGCGCCCACGGTAAATACCTACACTCACAATAAAGGGATCCTTCAACTGAAACCGAGACTTCTGAATCTCTACACGAATCCGTTCGCCTACCTGAACCTGGTCAAACTCCTCATCACCGAGATGGAGATCACGAGGGACCATTAAGCGAATTGCATTCTCATAGACGGCGTAGATGCCCATCTTATTGCTTTTGAGAACCTCCACTTCTACAAGGGTGCCCTCGGGAGGGTGAAGAACCGTGCCCTTGGCCTTGACTAGAAAGGCCCAATCTCCCGAAAATCTACCGGAGTCTACCATTCCAGCCGACCGCGTAAGAATTTCCAGAGTTCCAGGCATCACATAGCCGTGAGGTGAGCATCGCTGCTCAAGGCGCTCCTTGAGTTTATCAAGTAGAATATTATCAACGGATGTAATCTCCTGCTGGAGATCCTTGGGGGTTAGATATACCTTTTCCTGGAAGAATGCTTCTGTCTCCATTGCGTACTACTGTATGGTAGAGTCTGATGAATCAATTTTTTATGCGCTTGAAGCAATGTTTAAAGGCTTTTGCGAACTTTTTCTAAAAAGTTCATTTCTTACTCTTATGCTTGGAGTAAAAGGCTGAGAGAGGTCTATAGAAAAACTTAAGCCCTCCATATCTTTCACGCCGTATATCCATCCAGCGCATAACGATTTCCATAAGAGCACAGAAATTCGCAGCACCTGTCAAGGCACGACCGCCCTTGGATAACATTTGGTCAGTCAAATCGTAGGTTTTCTTTTCTGCATCGTAGCGTGCTAGAATTATTCCAAGCTCAACAAGCTTCTTTCTGTGAGCACTCACTGTACTTACAATTGCACACGCCGCACCTTGCCCTGGATCCTTATTTCCTGGTTTCGGTGAATTTGTCTTGAACATCATTAGATTTTCCCAAGGTACCATAAATCCATATATTTCAGAGGCTGTCGTTGGAGTGGCCTTTGCATTAATGACTGGATCAGTCTTGGATGTTATAAAGAGTTGTAGAACGGAAGGTGGGCAAGTTGTACTTCCAGCAACGTCACTCATACCACTACATTTGTATATAGGTTGTCTTGTTATCATATCAAGGTAACGAAAGCCTTTTATAGAACCTGAATTTACAAGCTGCTCATTTCCTGCTTCTTCTGCATAGGCAACACCTTCTTCTAATAAGGCAATTTGCTCAGGTCCCTTTAGAATTGAATCCCAAGCAAATTGTCTTGCCGCCTTGCGAAGATCACTGAGGCCATCAGGAACATTTGCAATGGATTGACCCCACCATTGAAGTTTCTTCAAACGTGATATATAATTATCTTTCTTTTCAGAATCATTCTCTGTATAGCGTAGGAGTGATTCACTCAAGGTATCTGGTATATTTTCTAAGATATTTGCTTTCTGGGTTCCATCTTTTGCCCAAGTATCAATCCAGCTATTTATATCAGACCAAAATGCCCTCGTTGCATCCATATTTATTTCACTTGCGACAGGTGCTACAGGTGCAACTGGTAAAGCAGCTTCTTGACCTTGTTCTACTGAATCATCATCCTTATCTGAATTTTCATTTTCTACAATAGGCAGAACTGTCGCTTTTACCTTAAATGCACGTGCCTTTGTAACAATGGCTGGTTTAGCTGAAGTGACCTTTTCTGGCTCATAGTAATCCCTTTTAATAGGATATCTTCCATATCGGAGAGATAATGGAATTCCGTGATCTTGAATTGTACTTGGTTGAAATAAGAATAAATTATTTCTGTAGATAAGATGACCTTGAACGTGCCCATTTTCAAAGGTTACTGATGGATTATTGACTGTTCTTAGAAGCAAGGCTGTCAATGTAGCCTTTGGAATATCCTTAAAAATTTCCTGTATATCTTCCCAGCGAAACCAAGTTTGCTCTTTTATTAATTTCTTCAATCGCGAAATCATAGACTGCTCAGCAAAGCGGGCTGAAAATATATCATACGTTTGATTATCTTCAGGAAGTCTTTTTATATCAATGGATGGCTTACATGTATATGCGCAACGGATCCAATCACAAATTGATGTATAATCTTTGTCATTTAGATCCTGATCTCTTTCTACGCGCTGGTTATCAACCATTCTTACATTTTTTAAACCACTTACTAAGATTGCCTCACGATTTACATTGCAGTCAGTTGCGCCTTGTTTTAAAGCACGACTTACATTTCCTACACGAACCGCCTTATTCATTGCATTACGGTATGTATATAAATCAATGGTTTCCTTATTTATATCTGGAGGAAATACGTTTACATATAAATTAATAATACAATTTCTCTCCTGGTAAGGAAGACCCTGATGAGAACAATAACGAATACCACGCCCTATAATCTGCTCTTGTTTTGACAAGTGAAACCATCCTTCTAAGATATGGATTTCTCTTATCGCACGCAAGTCAAGACCTTCACCTGCAACCTGTGAACCAACGATTACCTTAATCTTGGATCCATCTGAATTATTGAAATCACGTGCGACAGAAACAACCCGTGGATTGTTTGGAGAAAGAGGAAGCGATTGTTTCTCAACTGTATCTACGCTACTTGCCGTTAGAAGAGCATAATATGCAGGACTGAATATATGATTTTCACGTGATTCTGGTTGCTCTTTTATAAAGGCTGGATGGTGTTTTTCTTTTTTTTCACATTTTGCACATTGTCTACCTCCATCCGCAGGTTTATTTGCTTTGAATAAGGGTGCCGAACGCCCCCAAGCAGTATAGCCATTCGCCTCGAGTAAGAGGCAAAAAATCACTGCACCGTTTTCAACAAAGCGACTATAAACAAACGATATACCTGTACCTGAACGTATAGACTGTAAAATCTGATTAAACTTTGGTGAATATTTTCCTAGACTATTTCTTCCTGTTGTCATCCAGCTATAAGTATTAGGATCAGAATCAGCGGGTACATATTGTGGAAGAAAGGATATACGTGTACTATCAAAGGTTGCGGCAACGGCCTTTGATGTAAATAAATTCTGAAACCCCTCATTTCCTATACGTCCATCAAGTCCTTCACCTGGAAAGATACAATTTCCTGCCTGCAGCAAGGTATCAATTGTGCGAATCCCTACACCCTTTGCTGAAACAAGTTTTTCAGTCATATACCGCATAACCGCTAAAGAATCCCCTGATAACTCACATTTAACAAGCGGTAAACGAAGTACATCTGTTCTCTGCTCGACTGGAATTTGCTCCTTACCATTTGGCTGTCTATCAGGCCACTCTTTAAGACGCAATGAATCCGCTGGATCGAGTCTTGCAGGAAAGGCCTTCGGATTTTCACCCCGCATAAAACTCACACGGCCATTCGCCACCTTAATGATTCTTGCCTCAGATTCTGGAGTTAATTGCTCCCCCGATTCATTCATCTGGAATTTAATATCTGATTCTCTCAAAAGTTGAGACTTATCTACATGGTCTGCATATAACAGGTAATTCAAAAGCGATACGATTTCACTATACGTATTGTACATAGGCGTTGCAGACATAAGTAGTAACTTGTTTCCTTCGCAGGTTTCCAAGACCTTTCTTAAATACGGAGCCAACTTTTTGCCTCCTGATGAATCACTGCGCTCATCTGGAGCACCACTCGTTAGATCATCTGCATCATCAGCATCATCTGATACATCACGCATATTGTGTGCCTCATCAACAATAATAAGTGAGCCACTCAAGGCATTTTGTAGAAGGCGTGTTTCTTGTTGAGCCTTCTTTTCCGGATTGAGTGTTACCGGAATTTGACCAATAATTTCTTTTACCATATTTCTGAAGGCAACGTATCCCATTATGGAATACCGCTTATTGATGAGTTTATTGACACGTAATTCAATGTCCTTTTTCTCTCTTTCATATTGTGTCTGTGTTAAATAAAGATAACGGTTTCCAGTACAACCCTCGTGCTCATTGGGTACATCCGATTCAGAGCCAAACTTAATCCGACTTGAATCAAAAATAGTTCTGTAGAATCCTGGCTGAATCGCAGGTGGTGCGATTATAAATACCTTGTTCTTAGGACTTAATTCAAGAAATGCCTCTGCAGCTAGAATAGCAGTACATGTCTTTCCTACGCCGACACCGTGATACAAAAGCATTCCATTATAGGGTGTTTTAGGAGACATGAACTGTGCTACAAATTTCTGCACTGATGTATATTCAAATTCTTCCACTGCGCAAACATTTGTTTGTAGAGTTTCATCAGTAATCTTGGTTTGAAGGGTTTCTCTGAACTCACGCTTCCTCAACAATTTCATAAGAAATTGGGGTTCGTCTATGTCTGGGTACAATGAACCCTCGCTCTCCCGCTGCTCCAGGTGTGACCCAATGTCCCTGAGTGTCTGCGCCCGGATTGGCGCCGCGTACGTCTGGAACTCTTCTATAAGTTTGTCGCGTTCCGAAAAATCTTCTTGGTCGTTCCATTCTTCCTTCCACTGTTCCCTGGGTTCCACTGATGAAGACATAGCGACCCTGCTGCTCTTCTACCCTATTTTCGGTGCCGTGGTTCAAGCGGTCATCCAGGGGGGCTGGCATAATTGTTTCACGAAAGGTCGACGAGAAATTGCGTAATAGATTGGCTAACTGAATGAGAATTCCACGCTTCTCTACGTTTTCGGGCCTTAGAAGAATGAGAGCCTCATCAAGCGGTTTCCAAGATACATTTCCCACTTCACGAGCCATTTCCTGATTCAAGGCATTGAAGGTGATATTACGAGTTCCAATGTACTGTGCAAGATAATAACTGTGCCTGTAGTGAATATTGTTTGAACCATAGAATTGCTCAATAAAGGGACATACATTGGTTGCCTTCCAGAGTTCATCTTCCGTAATACTTGTCTCTTCCTCAAGTTCGCGAAAGGCACACTGGATATCTGTTTCATATGGGTCACGACGACCCTTTGGAAATCCCCATTCAGGAGTCTGATGTAAAAGAGGCTCTTGCCGGAGAAGGTCGGATAATGTATATCGCTCACCATTGGGTCCTTCCACTCCTGCCCGGAGTTCTGCCAACTTTTGTCTTGATACAATTCTGTCATTTGCATATCTCTGCGAAGATTCTGTATCTGATCCCCAGAGTTGATGCCAGATTTCCTCAAACTCCATAGTCATTAATTTTGCTCTTTCAAATTCGGTCATACCACGGATTTGCTTTCTGATATAATCAGGCTCATTGACCTTGTACTTACCACGCATAATGTCCATAAATCCTAATGAGTCCTTTCTCTGAATCATAAGAATCTCTGGAACAATGTCTGTAAGACCTAACGATGTGTTACCGTTTTTACACAATTCACTGTATGGAGTCCATATGGATTTTGTCGATACCCAACGAAAGACTAGAACACCGTAACTTGATACGGGTTCAATGCACATCCGAAAGGTATGCCCGGATGTGCCACAATTTGAACAATGTAGAGATTGTGTATTTTGATTAAATGACATGAGTGTCCCTTGACTGTATAATTTCTATGCGGCTTAGGTGGCTATTGACAGTCTTATATATCAATAGATACGATGCATGTTCCACCAGAAGTCTGGGGGCCATTCTTTTGGCATACGATTCACATAGTTGCTCTGGGATATCCACAGGACCCTTCCTATGGTCACAAGAAGGCTACGAAGGAATTCTTTGAGTCTCTTCAACAATTAATTCCTTGCCCGATTTGCAAACAGCATTATACATCTCATATGGCAAAGATGCCAATTGGACCATCCTTGGATAATAGAAAGGATCTCTTTCGCTGGACAGTAGATTTGCACAATGAGGTCAATCAGATGTTAGGAAAACGCAAATATACCGAGACGGAAGTGATTGAATACTATACACGCCTTGGAAAACGAGCAAGGTCTCCGGTAGTTACAGCACAAGATTTTTTAGAAGCTGACCAACAAGCAATGTTAAAAGGTATAAGCGCAGGGATTGCGGTAATGGCCTTAGTCGGTGGTGTAATGTATTTCACTATACGCCGTGAAGCGTAACATATCTTTCACTAGGGTAGGATGCCCGTCACGGACGAGGAATTATTTGAGGGTCTACAGATTCCAAAAAAGTCCGTTCGACCGGCTAAGACTTCTGGAGTGAAGCAGGTTATCTTAGAGCCGAAACTCACGGAAGATCAATTAAAGGCTCGGGAAGGCACGTATTTCAGTGAAAAAGATGCAGATACCATTTACAATGAGGACATCGATGTGTATGTGAAAGACGATACAGCTCCAGGTGGTAAGAAACTTATGGCGCGTCTACGAAAGAATGTCATTCCGCACGATATTATCGAATTGGCCTGGAAGAATTTCTACAATGCCTCATCTGCCTCACGCAATCGTGGTGCAGCTGCAGGACCGATTGACTTGAAGAGTAAGTATTGGACACGGCGGAAGCCGACCCAAGTGAGTGGACACTCAGCCCGTTATATGGAAAACGGCAAGGTGAGTAAGATGCGCGTAAATAACAATGTCTTTAGCAGTGTTCTAGGATATTTTGAGAAGACTCCCTTTATGGGCCTACCCTGTCGCTTGACTTCCTATACCCAGAAGTATTTTGAGCAATTTAAGAATGGTACTCCCTATATTGAGGAAATTGACCAGCTTTTCAAGAAACTTGTTCCCGACCGCTACAAGGCACAGTATGCACAGGCGCATAAGAAACCAGATTTTCAGATTGGAAATACGGCCTTCTCTTCAGTAACGATGAATCGCAATTTCCGTACAGGACTGCATATGGATGCTGGAGATTTACGAGCAGGCTTTGGAAACCTATCAGTCATTGAGAGAGGAAAGTATAGGGGAGGATATACCTTATTTCCAAGATACAAGATTGGCTTTGATTTGCGAACGGGTGATTTCTTAGCAATGGATGTACACGAGTGGCATTGCAATACAGATATGCACGAATCGGCTGACGATAAGGTTTTTAACAAGGCCTTACCTGAAGTCTATAAGAATGACAAGGAAACGGGAACACAGGGAATTGAGAAACTCTATAGTCGTCTATCCTTTGTTTGTTATCTGCGTGAGAATCTTATAAAGTGTGATGCCAAAGATTCCAGGGCATATTACAAGCGCATTGGGTATGATCCTAAGAAGAAGACGCTTACACGAAAGAAGAAGAAAAAAGCAGAAACATCTGAAGAATAACTTACTACAAGTTAGCAGATGGACGTAGGTCGTACCCAGAAGATTGCAAATGTTGTTAAAAATATAACGAATATTGGCAAGACAATCAAAAAACCGACAACCTTACAATATGCTGCAGCTACTGAGGGTATTGCTAAAGCAGCTGGACTTCCTCCGCCAGTTGCAGGGTCAATGGCTGTAAGAATTATCTTGTATGTTATTGCAGGTATCTTAGCCATTGGTGTCATCTTACTTGGAATTGACCAGTGGATAACACCTATCTTTGAAAGAACACCTGGAGATGGTGGATATATTCCAATACCCGGCATTGATCCTTCGCAAGCTTTTTGGCCAGATAGTACAAATACCACCGATATTACACTTGGAACGGTTGCCCCTGACCCGAATGCCCCTCCTGGTTCAACGGCTGCTAAAAAGGCTTTATCAACGACCTTACTTGAAGGTCAGGCGAATTACGGTTTAACAATGGATATTTTAATTGAGAATGAGTTTCCTCAGCAGCTTGGAAAGGATGTCTCAGGGAATAACATATCTCAGAGAACCTTCTTTATCCTAGGACCTGATGTTCTACATCCAACCTTATCTGTTAACTTAGATAATGCAACGAATACGATTTATATAACAGCGGCTGATTCTGCAGGCGCCCCTCAGAGTATTGTGATTGATAATGTACCTATACATAAACCCTTCCGCCTTGGAATTTCAAAAACATCGAGTATTATGGAAGGATATCTAAATGGTTTGCTTGTGAAGACACGGCGCCTCAAGACAACGACCGTGCTACCAGGTACAGGGGATAAGATATTTACAACGGCGAATATCATAAATAATAATAATGTCGTATCTGCAGGTATCAAGGTAAGATACTTGCGCGTGTTTGGATATACTGTACCGGCGAGTGAAATGAAGGGTCGTATGGGAGATGTAACACGAGCAGACAAGTATGTATAAAACACTCCACGGTAATAAATAATTATCAAATTATAACTAAGATATTATCTTAATAATTTAGTTATAATAGATGAACACACCCTTGTTCGTATTGGGGCTAATTATAACAATATATCTAATCTATTATGCTATACAATACTATATTTTACCGAAACCACCTAAAAGAATTGGCCCCGAACAAATTGACTTATCGAAATCTAGCCAGGTGATTACAAGTGAGGAACTCAAGAAAGCCTGGACAGGAACATCTGGATCTAGTTTAATATTCTACATTAATCCTTCCATTAAGGATCGCACATCGGTTTCAGGGAATGAGTATGCATCTGTGGTTCAAATTGGCACGAAGCAATCCTTTAAGATTCTCATAGCGGCGGATGCAGGACGAGGATATTCAGCATCTCCTGCAAAGCTTGAAATCTTCGTGAAATCGTGTGCAGTACCAGAATTTATTGAGATTCCTAACTTTCCCTTGCAACGCTGGACAGCCGTTGTCATTGTAAGACAGGGTCGTAGATTTAGCGTTTATATAAATGGAAAGCTAACTGCCAGTCATATGTGTACGGCAATGCCAGATTTTGATGATACGCAGCCGCTTCGTGTTGGAGAACCGAGGCTATCAGGGCAAATTGCCTTAATGAGTCTTGCACCATATCCAATGCAATTAGATGAGGTGCGTTCTACAGTTGAGTCTACCGTGGATACAACTGGAAAACCATATTTTACTCCTGATTTATTTTCAGTTATAGCTATTCCAAGTGGTCTTATGAATTTTAACCCAATGTGTCCGGGTGGAAATTGTTCAGTAGGAAAATCTGCGAAAACAAGTCCATTTGAAAAATGGACAAGTTCCTATGCATAAACTATTTGATAAGAATAGAATTGAATGGAGAGTGTTCGTGGTGCAATCTCACAGGGCCCAGGTAGAGCAATTTTTCTTATACTTATAGCACTACTCTTCGTATGGTCAATGTATCAATTATACAAGTGGCTGGGTGGTGGCTCGGACCAGAAGGACTATATCTTATATAGTTCCCCTGGTTCAGGCCTCCCTGGAAAAGATACGAATGCCAAGATATATACAACACCGAATGTTCCAGGTATATACCCAGGTGGAGAGGTATCTATAAGTACATGGGTATATGTAACAAATTGGGGAATCAATCCAGGAAAGAATAAGGTAATTTTAACCTTGTCAGGTGGTGCCCCAGCTGCTTCAGGGTATAATACACTTGTTTTGTACTTGGGACAAAATACAAACAAGCTTGGTGTGCGTGTAAGTTACGGTGATACTACAAAATTGACCTTAGGCTCTGGAGGTGAGATGGGTAAGTTGATAAATGGTACAGGTATATATAGTGATTCAGCAATTGACCCTACATTTAAGAATGGCGATATTGATGATGTACCATTGCAGAAGTGGGTGAATATCACGGCTGTTCTTGCAGGTCGTACTCTCGATGTCTATATCGATGGTAAGTTATCTCGCAGCACGGTTTTACCTGGAATGTATATGGTTGATAGTGATAAGCCTACAGTAACTCTTGGAGGACCCGATGGCTTTGGCGGTCTGATTGGTCAGACACGTGTTGCGAACTTTGCATATGCCCCGGATCAGGTTTATAAGAATTATTATTCTGGACCCTTTGATAATTCAATCCTTGGTATGTTATATGCTTATATCAATCCTGGACAGTACAGCGTTGAAATTAAGAAGACAGAATAAATGTAAATCATACCGTGGTGTACTTAACTTTGGTATTTGGCGGTATATTATTTGAAACATAAGCATCTACAAATGCATATTTTTCATATAATTGATAGATAGATAGTATGGAGAAGGTCCTAAATGCGCCTGTTGTTGTTCCAAATGCAGTGTCAACAAGCGGGATGTCATTTCTAGGATCAGATCCCTTATCACAAGTTGTTTCAGGTCTTGCAATTGTTGTTATCTTATATTTGGTAATGTCTGGGGGTGAATACATATATAATTCCTTTATGCGCATGTGGAAGGATCGTGTTGAGCTATTCCCAAAGACATATCCTTCCGGTTCAAGAATGTTCACGGCAATTCAAAATCCAGCGAATCCTAATGCTAAAACGATATATTTTTCGGATAATCAACGTTCCGGCATAGAATTCAGTTATGCCATGTTCATTTATTTGAGCAGTGACACATTTTCAACTGGTGATGCGAAGTTATATCACATTATGCACAAGGGTTATAATAAGTGTTATCCATTGATGGGCCCTGGTATCTTTGCCTGGGGCAATGAGAATAAGCTCCGTGTGTTTATGAATTGTTATGATACGTGGGACAATTACTCAGATATTGAGAATATCCCTGTAGAAAAGTGGTTCCATTTGGTTGTTTCTTGCAAGGGCAATAAGCTGTATATTTACATTAATGGTAACTTGAAGAGTAAGATGGCTCTCAGTGGTAATACTCCACCATACCAGAATTACGGTGATGTCTACTTGTTCAATCCTAGAAAGATTACACTCAGCAGCACGACGACTGTTTCTCTTACAAAGGACCCTCAGTTTTCAGGTACACAGCCTATGACAAATATGGTATTTGATGGTGCTGCAAAGGGTATGGCGAGCCGTGTCTATTATTTCGGTTATGCATTGACATACACTGAGATTCAGGCCTTGATGAATTC